CGGTGATGTAGGCGCCGCCTGCGCTTGGGGCGCCGGTGCTGGGGAGCGCAATCGTTTCGGATGCGTTGGGGTCAATCCGCAACTCTTGCACGGCGCCAACCCGGAAGAAGTATTCCAGGCCTGCGGTGGCTGCCGGAAGGGTGAACGTCACCGTGGCCGATGCGCCCACCGTGGTATGCACGCTGCCGCTCTCAGCAGCGGTCAGGGTGTCATTGGCGGTATGCGCTTCGGACACCCGCGCCGCAAGTGCTGTGACCGGGATGGAACTGGCCGAACGCTCACGAAACGCGCCCGCCGTGGTATCGAGATAGGCCATCGGTGTTCTCCTTAGACGGCAGTGATCGTGCCTACGGGGTCACAGGTGTCCCACTCGCCCGCCTTGACACACTCTACCGTGATGCGCTCGCCAATGGCGTTGAACGTCAGGTACGCGCCTGCGGCCTGCTGAACGCCCGTGTCCAGGGCGATGGTCTCGGTGCCATTGGGATCGATGCGCAGTTCTTGCGCGGCCTTAGCCACGAAGCGATACCACTGGCCAACGGTGGCGGCGGGCAGGGTGAAGGTGATCGCGCCTGAGGCGCCTTCGTTCGTGAAGGTCTTGCCGTTGTCGGTGTTGGCAACGATGGTATAACTGGCAGTCTTGGCGGATACCGTGCGAAGGCCGCGCCCGTTCATTGTTGACATGGGTTGGTTTCCTTATCTGGATTGGGGAGGCTTGCGCCTCCCGCTCGGTCAGTTCAACTAGGCCGTGAGATCCATCTCCACGAAGGCCGCTGGCCGCAGGACGGTGAAGGCCGCCCGCAACTCGGCCAGGATCGCGACCATGTTCCGAATGAAAAAATCCGAATGGCTGTCGCTCACGAGGATCTGGGTCAGTTGCCGATCCCACAGCACCGCCAACTTCCAATTGGCACAGATGCCATAGCCCTGGGTCATGCCCTCATCCTCAACTACCGGCAAGCCCCAGAGCCGGGGTGTGCCCAACACCGATGGCCCGCCGAAGTAGTAGCGCGCCTCGTTGTCCTGCAACAGATCAATGGTTTCCCAATCGGTTGGGTGCAACACATAGGCGGTGGGGGTGGCACGCCCGGTCACACGCACGGCGGTACGGGCCTTGCGGGTGGTGGTGAGAATGTTGGTCGACCATGCCTGTGTGGTGGTACCCGTGGTGTTCATAATGCCGGTAAAGTTCTCACCCACGCCATCACCGACCAACATCTGGTCATTGAGCTTCTCTTCCAGGCCATAGCGAAGAAACTGGTCAATATAGGTGCGGATCTGTGAGGCGTCCGACAGGGCGCGACGGGTTGCCGGGATCCAGTGGGCAATCGTCTTGACCGTCTCGGTCACCACGCTCATCGCCAGGGCGCTTTCGGGCTTCTCACCGGTGCTGCCACTGGTGGCGCTGGCCTCGGCAACGGCTGCGGCGTTGTTGGTGAAGGTGCCGACGCGCACGTATTCCACCGTATCCGTGTCGGTGGTGCCAGTCGTAATCAGATCGCGGATCGTGAGCGGGCGCATACTGACGCCCATGTCTTGCACCCCCAGGAACTGCGGATAGGCCAGCGCGCCTGCGGATGTGGCGCTTGCGCCCGTGAGCAGCGTCTTGACGCCCGCACCCACGTTGAACGCCGGTGAGTTGCCAAAGGCGTTGCGGCTGACGTGGCCAGCGGCTGGTGACACCTTGGCGCGCCACGCGGCAAACTCTGGGTCACTGACCACGGCTTCACCCAGCGTCTTGGCGGTGTTGCCGTTGGCTTTGGCTTCCTGGGCTGCTGGCCCTGGCAGGCGGCCACGCTCGGCGGCGCTCTTGCGGGCGCTTTCCTGCTCGATCGCGCTGGCGATCAACTTCTCGATCCGCTCGATCTCTTTGTTGTTAGTCTTGACCTTCTCCCAGGTTGACGAATCGAGTTCGCCATCGTTGGTGTCGAAAATGGTCTTGACCTCTTCGTTCAACTGGTGAACGGTCTTGAGCATTTCATCTTTGGTTGCCATTACAGGGCTACTCCTAATGATCGAATGCGGCTCTGGAGGGATTGCCACTCCTGATACACATCCTGCGTCTTGCGTAGGGCGGACTTGCCAGGCTCCGTCATGGACAGCAACTCAGATAGCGCAGCATGCGCGCTTTGCATCGCTTCCACAGCGGCTTCGATCCGCTTGCGGCTCTCGCCACTCAGCACGCGCCCCTCTTTGGCGCGCAACTCCGTGACGGCTTTGCAGCGGTCGGTATACGCAGCGACGGCAGCCAGCACCGCGCTATGTTCGCTCTTGATGGGTTGGCGCTTCGATCCATCGGCGCTTGTCGCAGGGTTCATGCCCCAATTGACATCGCTGATGTCATACAGATCGGCGGCATACAGGTTGCGGATCGTGTCGCCCGTCTTGGCTTCTTCAAAGTCCCAGCGGGTCGGCTCGTAGGCATAGGACATCTCACTGAGCGCGCCGCTCTTGAGCCCTGCCAAGACCTCGTTGGCGCGTGGGGTATCCAGGTACGTGCGCTTCACCACCACCCCGCCCGTGGCCTCTGGGGCGTACAGTTTCACGGCGGGCGGGAGATCACCCGCGCTCACTTCGTAGATGCTGTCAATCGTGGCGATTGGCGGTTGGTTGCTATCGTGTTGCCACAAGAACACCGCCCGCTTACGTCCGTTGGTGGTGAAGTCACCGAACAAGCCCGGATGGCCGCGATCCATCCCACTGTCAACGTTGCCGTGAACGGCGAACACACCTTCAACGGTGCGATCGTCAATCGCTTTGGTGAAGGATGGAAGCGCTTTGTATTCGATGGGCATGGGCGGCATTCCTTTTGTGCAAACAAAAAGGCCCAACCATCACTGGAGGGCTTTATGCCGTGCAGTGCGATTGGGCCGGGGCTACGAATAGCGCGGGCGTTTAGTTGTCAGGATCTAGACCTTATACCGTAGTTCGAGATAGCGCACAATCATAATCAGGGCACGCTTGAGGATGCGGGCAAAATCGCGCATCTCGGTGCTTGTCTCTAGTATAACTGGTTCGTCAATCATTGGCTACTACTTCCTATACGACGGGCGCAATCGCACACCGACAACCCGGATGTGCGGGCGGATAACTAATCCCATCGGCAAACGCTTTGCCGAGTCCCACGGTCTGCCCATCCAACGGATCGCAGATCGGGCACGGGCTATCCGCCGTCAACCACTCCAACTGTTTGACCACGCCCGACTGCTGATAGGCTTGGATCGCGCCACGGCTGTACGCGGTTGCGGTCTCAGTCCTGGCAATCAACAGCGACCGCGCCCGGCTCTGCGTGGCGCCGGTCTCACGGATCGCGGCGGCCAGTTCTTGCACGCTCCAGCCTTCGGCTGCCTGGCGGCCAATCAGCCCTTGGATCTGCTCACGGGTCGTGTCGCAAATCTTCGTGATGTCTTTCGCAAGCGTGGTGAGCAAGCCCTGAATGAGTTCATTACTCAGATCAAAGGCAATGTCCTGGCCCACCAGGGCCGCAGCATCGCTGTACGCCTCTCTCAGCAACAGCGGATAGAAGCGCCGCATAATGGCCTTGACTTCATCGCCCGTATCTAAGTTGAGGTCGTCAACGTTCATTCCACACCCCGCGCCGCCTGCTCATACTGCGCTTCCAGATAGTCACGCATCGCCCGTTGGATACGGGTTTCAATGCCCGTGGTGGCTTTGTCTTGCAAGGCTTTGGCTGCTAAGGCTTTCGGCGGCTCCGCCATCGGGTCGGGTGGTTCAACAGGCTCCATCGGTAGCACGGGCTGCGGCGCCTTATAGAATGAGTACCCATCCTCCACCGGGTAGGGCGGGATACCCGGTGGCAAGGGGATCGCCTCTACCGCAGGCAGGCCCATGCGGGCGCGCGCTTCGTTCTTGATTGTTACGCCGGTCTTATAGGCGTTCAGTTCTCGCGTGTAGACCGCATCCAGGTTCTCTTGCAAGGCAGGCACGCGATCCCAGGCGCGGTGAATGGAGAACTTCCCGAAGTCCGGTTCAAGCGCCCGCGCAATCGCGCCATCGTCCAGCGTGGCCTGCGGAATGATCGTATCTTCAAAGAATGACTTG